CCTCGTAAGGCTTAAAGTTAGAAGGAGAAAGGAATGCCTGCAATGAATGTTCCTGCTTCCAAACCGACTCAATTTGATTATCATTTTCAAAGAGAGGACCAGCGGAAGCAAATTCAGACTTATCATAGTTACGATAGCCCTCGACATTACGAATCTTAAGCTTGAAGTTAGCACCAGACCATGGATCAAAAGGATTCATTGGCTCTTCATCTGCAAACTGCGGATTCATAGCCTCATTAAGCTTATCATAAATCTTCTTACCAAACTTAAACAGCTTAACCTTACCATTATTTTCAGGATTAGCTTGATCTTGAATGATATAGATATTGCTAATAAAAGTCAGCTTACGCTTTTGAGCACGCGCTTGCTTACGAGTAGGCGAATTATCATCCTCGGAAATATTCCAAAGCTTAGAATTCAATTCACCGACCGGATCGGTCTTACCAAGAGTTGTAAGAGAGTTTTCAATATACCAAAGTCCAGTTGGGCCCTTAAATCCATGTTCAAACATGCGAATGAAAGGAACGTCTTCTTCATTAGGTGCTGGAAGGAAACGAATAATTGCAAAGCCATTACCTGCCTTATCAACATTAGGATACCAGAAGCGGTCATCACCCTTACCGGATTCACCTTGTGTGTTGAGCTTTGCAAGTTCCTGAGTAAGCTTTTCAAGTGAGTTCTTACCAGAATTCTTCTTAAGTTGTGAAAAGTCCATATGTATTCTCCGTGTGTTTTGTATATTTGTATAATTGTATGTTTGTATATGAGAGTAAACCCTCATAACTATTTATAGTACCATTAAACAGAAAAATTGTCAATCAATATTTTTTGGATTTTTTCTCTGTCATACTTAATGAATGGTGTGTATTTCTTGATAAGAAGTTTAATATCATCCCATACAACATCACCATTAAGTTCTTTGTCCCAGTGTTTTAAACACCTGGATATATCTACCAATACACATAAAGTTTCTGTTGATATAGAATCACTGCAGAAAAGCTTGAGTAATATTGGGTGTTGATTATCTCTAACTATAAAATTTTCATCAAACTTTTCATCTAGTTTCTTAAGATCGCCAGAAACTACATAAGTCAGAGATTGACTTCGTTTCAACCAGTCAAGATATATTTGTTCTGATGAATCATCATATGCTAATTCTCTAATCCAACATTTAGGATTTTGTATAAAATTAGCGAGCATAAGATTATGTGCATCTCTATGCTTTGCAACTTTTTCAAAAAGAAATTTATCTTTGCGCTTATTAAAAGATTCTAAATTTGCAGTTATTTTGCTATTATATCTAAAGTAGTTATACCCAAGTATATTAAAATGATTTTTTAAGGCAAGATAATCTTTATACACCTCGAATGATGTCATACGGGTAATCGTGCAGTCTTCTTAAGGATATTTAAATTTTCGGCCTCACATGTGATATTAGAAAGAATTGTAGGATCTTTCTTAATTAGTGATGCAGCATATTCAGGTTCAAAACTATTTACATCACACCAATGAATTACAGCATCAATAAATTCCATTCCTTTCTCTTCACATAATTGACGAATATCATTCGAGAAATTAGCATTCTTAATCATTAGATAGTAACTCCGGAAAAAATTTAATTAATGCTTTACCAAGAAAATGAACAAATGCATGATAGCACCATATCCATATAAAAAACATATACATATAACCAGCAAGATAAGGATATGCTGTATTATAAATTGCACCTACAAAAAGCAAACTGAATAACAGATATGCTAGGCCACCAAGTCTATTGGGCTTTGGAATTTCTTTTGCCATCAATCCCAAAGTGCCTCATAATACTTAGCAAAAAGACGACGACCGTTCTTCATTCTTTCACGATGTACAGCAACACCCTTTTCGTCAACCGTAAAGGTATCATTAGGACCCTTCTTCATAACACCATCATCAAAAAGAAGATCAGACTCGCCGCTATAATATTGCTCTTCCCAATTTGATGAGTGTTGTTCGAATGTCCAAATCATTTCATTGAGAACCCATTCCCAACGAGGAAACCAATTTTCATCCGTATCACCGGTATTCTTTTGTTCTTCAGATAGAACGGGCGCAGAAATTGATTGGAATTCTAAAGGAACATCCTCATCATCAATAAATGGTGCACCGTACTTGTTCTTACTAAGTTCTTTTAGCATAGGAACAATAATCATAGCCAAAGTATGATCCATGGACCAAATATCATAATCATCAATACGAATATTGATCTTACGTTCCTTAAAAGTATCTACCCAACGACAAAGGCGATAGAGAGCAGAATCAGTACCATCCTTATTAGTTGCCAACCAATCACCAAGTTTTTCTACAATGTCAGAATCTCTGTTCTTCCAAAATAGAATACCTTCGGCAATCTGATACGGGCCAATAAAGTTCTTATATGGTCCTAGAAAAATCTTCATTCATATTCTCCTTCAAATGTGCAATAAGCAGTAATAACCGTAGCACCCATATTTTCTAAAACAGCCAACGATGCTCCAATATCATTAATGCATTGACTGGGTGTGGTAGATGCTAGATAGGTATTCTTAACTTCACCATTAAAAAGAAAAGTAATGAAGAGAAAAGTAAAAAGCATTTTATATCTCCGACTTATTTGTTTTAAAATCACTATGATCATGGCAAGTTCTACGATAACCACCATCAGCTATAGGGAAACCACAACTTGCGTAATTATAACACCCAGGTTCATCACAGATCAAAAGAGCAGACTTGAGTTCCATATTATCAATGTTTTGTTCTTTGACAACATTGGCAATATTTTCACGATATGAATAATCCAACTCATTTGAAATATTCATACCACCTGCTGAATATAAAGGCACATATGCATCAAGATCAAAACCAAGACGATCATAAATCAAATATCGGAATGATCCTGGATTTGTTCCATGCTCATCAATCTTACTGATGACCCATGCAGCAATATCTAGCTTGGTTTGATAATCATATTTTGAGACCAATTCATCATAGTCAATCTTTTCGAACATATATCACCTCTTGAATGGTGGACCCGGTAGGACTTGAACCCACAACCAAACCGTTATGAGCGGTCCGCTCTGACCATTGAGCTACAGGTCCAAATATTGGCGGTCCCGGAAGGATTCGAACCCTCATCGTACAGCTTAGAAGGCTGATGCCTTATCCCTTAGACCACGGAACCAATATAGTTATTATATCATACTTTTTAGTGTATGTCAACCACTAATTATAAGATTCTTGCAACTGAAACACGGACCAACGAACACCAGGATTACTTTCTGGCTTAAAGACACTGGCATAAGAATCTTTACCACCAGCGAGACTAGGAACTGAGACAATGAAACAACGTTCGATAGCACCCCATGGTGTTTTAACTTTCTTATAATAACCATAAGAAGGTTCCAGACCATCCTTATCGCCTTTCTTATTATAGCGATAATCGGACACTCGTACGCGTTCACCATCAATAATTACATAGTCGAAGTTGGTAATCTTTTCTCGTTTTGCCATAATATTATGCTTTCAAAAGAACTGTATTTTCATTGATACGATGTTGTAATGTTGCAGTTTTTAGTTTTTCCAAATTCTTAAGAAATGCTTTTCGACCACTACGAAAAACCATTTCAATATTTATTTCGGCATTTCTACCAAGTTTATATGTTTTACTTTTATCTTCATCATAATTCAAGATTGTAGTACCTTTTACATCCAACCCAGACTCAGATATAGCAATAAACTGTGTGAGTGTCTTATATTTCGTATTGAATGTTACCAGCTCATTAGAGCCTAAAATCTTCTCTGGATTTATGGATACAACTTTAAAATCTTTGCTTTCAGTTTGGAACTTGAAATTCTTGAGCTTCTTATCGGGTGAAATTACTTTCTTCTTACGAACAATCTTCTTTTTATTCGAAGCATGGCGCTGACAGTCTGTTATAATAGTAGCATAAAATGCTGCGCGCTTCTTCAATTCAGCGGCGCTATAATGACTATATCCTTCTTTGATCTTTGAATCAATAAGTGTCTGATTAGCTTCTTCAGCAATTGGTGTATAAAACTCTTCAACAATTTTTGCCTGTGTTGAAGGAATCTGTTTATTCTGAAGCCATTCGTATATCGATAGTGTCCAACCTGAATTATCAATAGCTTCTTCGAATTCACCAATAAAGTCAGATATTTTAGTTGGTTTACGAACTTTGATTGTGGTTTCTTCGATATCTAAATTTTCTAATGCTTTATTCAAAGTCGATTTAGCAAACATCTCTGTCAATCGTAACCTAAACTTTTTTATATGCGGCATTTCAAGAATACCACCACGATTTAGAATACGCGCATACCAAGCAGCGGTAACACTAATCCAAATGTCCGGCACTGTTGCCAGCATTTCTAGATTAGTATCTTCACCTTGAATTTTAAAAAAATCTTTCAGATATTGACGAGCATCTGATCTGGTACACATATAGTTATACCAATTGAAGATTTTAGTCAACGTTATATCGTCAAGTTCAACAATACCATAAACGACTGGTTCTTCACCCATGAACTTAAGATCAGCAATGTATTGTGCAGTCTTACCTACACGTTCATTCTTTTTAGGTTTGGGTTTAGTCAACCGAGCCATCGGCATATCCTTTTCGATTTATAAATTATTATATCATAAACTATGAGCGGTGTCAACCACTTTTTTATCGACCCGCTTCATGCTCTTAGCGCTCTCGGGGATAATAAACGCTTCAAAGTCACGACCTTTGGTAACATACCCCATTCCATATGCCAGCTTCTCAGTCGAATCGCCGCTCAATCTCTGAGCAATAATAGCAGCTGTGAATGAATGATTTGCAAACCCTATCTTATAACATGGGCCCCAAATTTCAGCATTCAAATCATCAATATACTTACCACCGGACTCACCACACTCACATGTCCTATCTACGTTTTTTCTGAGTGTGACTAGATCATAACACTTTTCACAAAAAATAAGTTTCATATGATATATCCTCAAAAGAGGGAGGGTTTCCCCTCCCCAGTTGATTTAGGCCGCTTCCGCCATTTCGATCGCGGTCTCAAGAGCACGAACCTTGAGGTTCTTATTGGAACCGTACCAGGCAGAAGTCATCCGGGTATCGGTAGAGCGACCAATCAGGTGGTCAGTCATATAGGTAGTGGCATTGAATGCCTGCCACCATGAGCCAGGAGCATATTCGGCACCAGGCTGAGTCTCGAGGATACCAAGAGCAGTACGAGCATTCTTGGTGATCTCGGAGCGCTTAGCATTCTCATGCGCAGGGAACACGCGCTTGAAATATTCAACGACATTTTCATCATTGTAACGCTTAGAGCCAAGGAACTGAGCCATTTCCTTGTACTGCGCAAGCTTTTCGGCAGCAACACCAAGCATCAGCTTAGTCTGATCACCGTTAAACTCGCGACGATGGCTAATCTTGACCATACGCTCGACCTTGGTGTTGAGCGACAAAGTCAAGGTGTTGTTACACACCACACGGATCGGAGTGAACCGAACGTCAGTGCTGCTTCCATACTTATGGAAGTTAGTGAAGTGGAGATAGGAGTCGACCTTGTCGCCACCAAACAGCTCGAACGAATCCTTCACCTTAGCCAGAGCCCAGACGATCTTACCGTCACAGAGACTGCCAGCGGTGTGCATTTCCATGTCACCCTCGGCGATGAAGTCATTGAAGAACTCAAAAGCCTCAGAGTTCTGCACCGGATTCCAATCCTCGGAAACCACATCGATGATCTTGCTATCGGTAGAGCGAACCAGAGCGGACCAACCGACATTGACATTCTTGCCAGCAACCTTAGCAAAAGCAGGCACCTTGCTGACTTCCCAATTTAGACCAGCTGCCTCGAGCATCTGATCAGGAGTAAGATCACCGGGAACACGAGTACCCAGACCATGCCAAGGAACCTCGCCGGCATATGCCATTTGAGCCTTACCGTCAACCATTTCGATATTATGCATTATATAAATCCTTTCATATGATGGGCGATATGCCCCGTTAATAAAGTTATTATAACAAACTTTAAGGGTGGTGTCAACTAAAAAAACGCGGTTTTTGAAATTTTTTTGTTAACTTTTTTTAATCTTCAAGATCGTCGACTAATTGATGGTTAACTTCCATCCAAGCTGCACGTCTTATTTTGGAATACATTTCCAGATCAAGAAGTCCGTTTCTTACTTTTTCAGAAATAAAATATTCTACTTCTTTTCTAGTTTTAGATTCATATTCTTTTTTTGAATAAAGATGATAGACGAATAAACTAATCATCTAAATCGTCTCTAAGTTGTTCATGAATATGTGGAACATACAACATAATATCATATAATACTTGGTTATTATCATAGACATCGCGTTTAATTAGATTATGAGCAGGAATTCCAATATTCCATATCGATGGTGGAAAGATAATATCTTTAACTTTCATTTTCTGCATCTTCCACAAATTGTTCTCTGAT